GATGAAGTCGAAAACATCGAACAACGCGACAAGGTGTGGGACTGGTATTGGGGCACGCTTCGGCAGCGATTGAAGCCGTCGGGTCGAATAATAGTTATGGCTACCCGCTGGCACGCCGATGATCTGATCGGCCGCCTGATCGCGCTACAGCCCAAGCTGTGGACCGTCGTCAATATCAAGGCAGAGGCGGAGGCTGATGACCCGCTAAACCGGGCGCCGGGCGAGTGGCTCTGGTCAGATCCCGATGATCCTTTTGGCTACGGCATCGAACTGGCCGGCAAAAAGGCGGAAATGGAAACCGTCGGATCAATGCGCGAATGGTATAGCCAGTTCCAGGGCGGGCCTAGGCCGACCGAGGGCGCGCTATTCAAGACCGGGCGCATTCAGGTGCTGGACATTGCGCCGGAGCTGCGAGGCGCGACCATTTGCCGCGGCTGGGATTTGGCAGCCACCAAGCAAACCGGCACGCGGGATCCAGACTGGACCGTGGGCGTCAAGCTGGCGCGGCTGCCATCCGGCCTTTTTGTCGTGCTGGACGTGTTCCGCGATCGCGGCGGGCCAAACGATGTAGCAGGGTGGCTGAACAACGTGGGGCGGCAAGATGGCACAGGCGTCAAGATTTCGTTCCCTCAAGACCCGGGGCAAGCTGGCAAATCGCAAGCGGCTTTTTTTTCGCAAATGCTGTCGGGCTTGAATTTCGAGCATTCGCTGGAAACGGGCGACAAAGCCACGCGGGCGTCGCCAGTGATTTCGCAATGCAACGGCGGAAATCTGGCGATTGTCAAAGCGCCGTGGAACGCTCCATTTTTGGATGAACTGACCGGCTTTCCCTCGGGCGCGAAAGACGATCAGATCGACGCGCTGAGCCGCGCATTCAGCATTGTTGGCCTGGGGGCCCGGCCTCTGGTATTCTCTCCTGACGTAATTGCAGCACTGGGACGCCGTCGATGAGTATTTTCCGCCGATTGCTTGCCTGGGCGCGTCCACCGATCGCGCCGATCACTCTGCCGGTTGCCGAGCCGTTGACGCCACAGCCTCTCAACGTCAGCGCGCGGGTGCTTGCGGCATTGGCACAAAAGCCGGGCCGCAATCGCGTGGCTCCGTTCGGTGGCTTGCCGGTGCCACCGCCCGGCGTGCGCCCGGCGGCCGATGCCGCGCCGCGCGGGATGGCCATGGATGACCTCAGCGGAACCGGCGCCGATTATGGCGCGTGGTCGCAACAGGGCTTGTGGGGTGAGGGCCTTTACTTTTTGGGCTACCCATATCTGGCCGAACTATCGCAGCGGCCTGAGTATCGCAACATCACCGAAACCATGGCGGAGGAAATGACCCGCAAATGGATCAAGATCACGTCGGTGGCCAACGAGGATAACGCGGAACGGATCAAAAACTTGGAAGCGGCCATGCTGCGGTATGGCGTGCGCGGCGCCATCAATCGCGCGCTCGAGCTCGACGGGTTTATGGGCCAGGGCATTATTTATATCGACACGGGCGCGACCGACAAGCCGGATGAGCTGGCCACTCCATTGCTGGCCGACAATCGCAAGCTTGAAAAGGGCGGCTTAAAAGGGTTCGTGGTCGTTGACCCAACCTGGGTGTCGCCGATGGCCTACAATTCGACCGACCCGCTGCGGCCGGATTATTTCAAGCCCACGTCGTGGTACGTGATGGGCAAGCTGGTGCATTCATCGCGGTTGATCTTCATCCGATCGCGTGAATTGCCCGACATCCTCAAGGCGTCCTACAACTTCGGCGGCCTGTCGATGTCGCAAATGGCAAAGCCCTACGTGGATAACTGGCTTCGCACCCGGCAATCAGTTTCCGACCTCTTGCATTCATTCACTGTGTTCGTCCTCAAAACCCCAATGCAATCGCTGATCGGCAACAGCGAGGCGATGCTAGGGCGGATCACTGCGTTTATCCTCGGCCGCGACAACCAGGGCCTGATGATGGTGGACAAAGACACCGAGGAATTGGAAAACATCAGCGCGCCTCTCGGCACCCTCGACCATTTGCAAGCCCAGGCGCAGGAGCAGCAAGCGTCGGTGTCTCAGCTTCCATTGGTCAAGATCACCGGCATCACACCGTCGGGCCTCAACGCATCATCGGATGGCGAAATCCGAGTGTTTTATGATCGCATCCATGCCCGGCAAGAAAAAGTGCTGGGCGAGCCGATGACGCTGATCATCAAGTTAATCCAGCTTTCCGAATTTGGCGACGTTGATCCCGGCATCAGGCACGAATTCTTGCCGCTATGGGAGTTGGATGCCGCCGGCCGGGCTGCTGTCGAAAAAATCAAAGCGGACACCGACGCGGTGTATATGGCGGCGGCCGTCATCAGCAATGAGGAAGCGCGCGACCGCATCGTGGCCGATCCCGAAAGCGGCTATCACGGGTTAGCCGGCGCTGCGCCTGAACTGGATCCAGACATGGCCGATCTTGATACCGACGTGACTGACCCGGCAGAGCAAATTGGCGCAGCGGGTGCAGCCAACAAAGGCGGCAACGCCAACTCTGGTGTCTAACGCAATCGCCTCGCCCACAAGCAAAGCGGTCACCCTCGACCCCATCCGGCCGAACCTGGGCGTTGACATCGCCTATCAGAAAAAACTGGAGGCGCTGATTGCTCGCATGGCGGCAGCAATGAACCGGGCCATCCTGGCGGTGTACCGCGCCAACCCGCCGGAGCTCGCCCAGGACGAAAGCAGCCCGGCGGCGCTGCGTGCGGCGATGAATTCCCTGGGGCGCGAATGGGCCAAGCGGTTTGACGATTTCGCCAAGCATGACGCCAAGCGGTTTGTGCGATCGGCTACCGGCTCCGCAGATCGGGCGTTTGCTGCCGCGCTGAAAAAAGCGGGGTTCACCGTCGAATTCAAAATGGGCAAAGCCGCCAGCGAAATCATCACGGCGGCCGTCGCCGAAAACGTCGCGCTGATCAAATCCATTCCCGAGCAATATCTGACCCAGGTGGAAGGCGTGGTAATGCGGGGCGTGGCAGTCGGCCGCGACCTGGGCTCTGTGGCGACCGAGCTGCAGGCGCAATTCGGCGTGACCAAACGGCGGGCCGCGCTGATCGCCCGCGACCAGAACAACAAAGCCACAGCAGCGATCACTCGGGCTCGGCAGATCGAAGTCGGATCTGATCAGGCGGAATGGGTGCACTCTGCTGGCGGGCGCAAGCCTCGGCCGACGCACGTTGCGAACAATAATAAAAAATACAATATTGCCGAGGGCTGGCTTGATCCCGCGACCGACAAGCGGATTTGGCCGGGCACGGAAATAAACTGCCGCTGCGTGTCGCGCACCATTATCAAGGGGCTCAAATGACCACCGTCCTCATGGCTTTCGACAGATCGGCGCGCACCATCGACCAAGACGGCAATCTGCACGTTGAGGTCACCAACATCAGCAAGGCGACCGTAAACCCGTATCGCGGGCAGGAAATCCCAGGGTGGCAATCGCTGGGCCTCGAGCCGGATCGCGTCTATCAGATGCTGCGGGCGCCGGAGGAATTGGAACGCGCGGCGCCGACCTTCAACAACCTGCGCCTGATGTCGCGGCATGTACCTGTGTCGGCAGCCGATCCCCAGGAGGATTTGGTGGCGGGCACCACGGGCACCGACGCGCGGTTTGAAGCGCCGTTTTTGGTCAATTCCCTGACCGTATGGCGGGCGGAGGATATTGCGCTCATCGACAGCCGGGAGAAATGCGAGCTGTCGTGCGGGTATTATTATGACCCGGTGATGGAACCGGGAACATATGAAAGTTTGCATTTTGACGGGAAAATGACCAATATTCGCGGCAACCACGTCGCGTTAGTCATTGAAGGGCGCGCTGGGCCAGATGTTCAGGTTCACGACAGCAAGGAATTTCGCGAAATGCCGGCACCTCTTACCTCTCGCAAGGCGCTGATCGTCAAGGGCGCGATTGCAGGTTATCTCCGCCCGAAATTGACGGCCGGCGCTTCGTTGATCGCGCTGGATGCGGCGCTGGCCGGCGTGAACCGCGCCAATTGGTCGGCCAAAAAGCCGGCTGTCGTTGCCGCTGTGCTGGCAATGAAATCCAAACTGGCGGCCGATGCCAATCTGGATGGGATGCACGAATTCATTGACCGCTTGGACAATGAGGAAGATGGCGCAGCCAAAGATGACGATCTGGCTGCGGAGGATGAGGAAGAAACCGAGGCGGAAAGCGAAGGGGAAAAAGCCGCGCGGATGAAAAAGGCTATGGCAGACAAGGCGGCCAAGGATGCGATGGAAGACGACATGCCCGACAAGGCAAAAGACAATTACGGATCGATGAACGCGAAAGCGATGGACGCGGCAATTGCTGATGCTCGTAAATCGATCCATGCCGAGCTGCGGGCCGCTACCGAGGCGCGCGAAATTGTGCGGCCGCTGGTTGGCGCTGTGGCCATTGCGCTCGACAGTGCAGAGGCAATTTATCGTTATGCGTTGGATGCGGCCAAGGTTGACGTGACCGACGTCCACCCGTCTGCGTTCCGCGCGATGGTGGGGATGCTCACCGTCAAAGCCGGAGCCAGGACGCGGATCGCGCTGGACAGCTCGGCGCCGTCGGTTGCGTCGATGTTTCCCGACGTCGCCCGCATCAAACAGTCGTAACAGGAGCATCAGATGCCGTTCCAGACCTCAACCAATCAGCTGCAGGCGCCCGGCGTTGCCGGTGATTTTGCCAGCGCCAATCCACGGGCAACCGTTCTTTCGGCGATGATCAACGGCACGGCCGGCCAGCGTGCCGGAGCCAACGGGCTGATCATCGGCCGCTTTGCTTGGCTCGACGCGCAGACCTACCAGATCGCTTCCAATTCCGGCGCGGGCGCACCCAACGGCTTTGTGCATCGGGCAGCAGAGGCGCTGATCACCGCATATCTGTCGGAAGCTGGCATGACGATCCCTGCTGGCATGACGGTCGGAAACCTTTTTGACGCTGGCGATTTTTGGATCGTCAACAGCGGCACCGCAATTTGCACGCCTGGGATGAAAGCCTACGCCAACAACACCACCGGCCTCGCGACGTTTGCCGCCACTGGCGCGCCAACCATCGTGGCGTCTGGCTCCGCTTCTAGCATTGCGGCGGCCACCGGCAGCTTTACCGGTTCGATCACCGACAGCGTGCTGACCATTACCGTTGTCGGCTCCGGCACCGCTGTTGTGGGCGGCACCTTGTCGGGCACTGGCGTCGCCACCGGCACGATGATCACCGCCCAGCTCACGGGCACTACGGGCGGGGTTGGCACCTATGCCGTCTCGATCCGCGATCAGACCGTGGCTTCCACCACGATCAGCGAAACTTACGGCACGTTGACGATTGGCGGCACTGTGGTTGCGGGCGTTGCGGTCGGCCAGACCATTTCGGGATCGGGCGTCACCGCAGGCACTTTCATCACCGCGCTCGGCACCGGCACCGGCGGCGCTGGCACTTACATTGTCAGCCCAACGCAGACCGCAAGCAGCACGGCCATCAGCGCCTACAGCAACACTGAAACCGGATGGTTTTGCCGATCCGTTGGGCAGCCGGGCGATGTCGTCATTATTTCCAGCCGGGCAATGGGGTAACTGAAATGCGCAATTCAAATCCAATGATTGCCGATCTGGCGCAGCGCGCTGGCATCGTGTTTGACGGCGCGCTTGACTTGATGGCGCGCGATCGTCTCACCCCAGGCGCGGGCGCGGCGCCGGGCGCGGAATGGGGCGGCCTGGACATGCGGGCTGTGCAAATGTCGTTTGACGCCATGATGGCGCAAGACGCGCCGGCTTATCAGCAGCCGTCGTTGATCACCACTCCCAACGGCGCCATCCCGGCTTTCCTGACCACCTACCTCGATCCCAAGCTGATCGCGGTGTTGCTCTCGCCAGTTAAGGCGGCCGACATTTACGGCGAAAGCAAGAAGGGCGACTGGACCACCGACACCGCGATGTTCAGCATGCTGGAAATGACCGGCGCGGTCGCGTCCTACGGCGACTTCAACGAAGCCGGCCGGTCTGACGCCAACGTGCAATTCCCGCAGCGCCAGTCCTATCGCTTCCAGACCTTCACGGAATGGGGCGATCTCGAGCTTGAGCGAATGGCCTTGGCGAAAATTGATTGGGCTGCGCAGAAAAATATCAGCAGCGCCAACTCGATGAACCGCTTTATGAACCTCACCTATTTTTACGGTGTGGCCGGCCTGCAAAACTACGGCGGGTTGAATGACCCCGGCCTTTCCGCGCCGATCACCCCGGCTACCAAAGTCGCGGGCGGCACGTCGTGGGCAAACGCTTTGCCGACTGAAATTCTGGCCGATGCCCAGGCAATGTTTGCCGTCCTGCAAACGCAGACCGGCGGCAACCTCGAGCTGACCGACCGCATGACCCTGGCCATCCATCCGACCTCGGATGTCTATCTGGCCAACACCAACTCGTTCGGCCTGACCGCTGCGGAAATGATCAAGAAGGCGTTCCCGAACCTGACCGTGAAAACGGCGGTTCAGTATCTTTCGGGCACCACCTATTCGGCGCAAATGATCGTGGATGAAATTGAAGGTCAGCGCACGGTCGATTGCTGCTTCACTGAAAAGTTTCGCGCTCATCGCATCATTCCGGCGACTTCCAGCTTTAAGCAAAAGAAGTCGGCAGGAACCTGGGGCGCGATCATTTTCCGCCCGGTTGGCATCGCCGGCATGGCGGGCATCTAAACCGCTGCCGGCTTTGGTTGCGTCAAGTGAGCCGTCGGCTGATAGTGCCGAGCCGGCGGCCACCGTGGCAAAGCTGGATCAAACCGAGGTAGCCCACAATGAGCGAAACCCTGATTTCCAAGCCTGCCGTCAACACCAGGGCGCAGACCGTGCGTATTGCCTGCAAGGCGCCGAACGGTTTGGTGCTGAACCTCTCCGCCTATCATCAAACCAATGACCGCGGCGACGTGCGGGTGAAGCCGGGGCCGACCGTTACCCTGGCAGGCTGGTCTCGCGTTTTTGGCGCCGCCGATCACACCACCGGCGGCTACGCTATGACCGACGTGCCGCTGGACTTTTGGAACGCTTGGTATGCCGCCAATGAACATTCGTCATTGCTTGCCGACAAAATCATCTTGCCGCCGCACAAAGACACGGCGGGTATGGTGCGTGAATTCGCAAACGTGCCGCAGATGTTCCGCCCGGCGCGCGACGGCGACGTGGCTGGCGTCAAGATCGAAAAAGACGATCAGTAACTTTGTGAGGTAGCCGCATGACCAGCCCAGGCGTTGTCAGTTTCGACTATGCGACCTGGGCTGGCCAATACCCTGCCCTGGCGGCCATCTATGCCGCGCCACAGGCGCAAGGGTTTTTTAATCAAGCGACGCTCTACGTCCAGAACACCGGAGCCAGCGTCATCGCTGTCTCTTATACACATCTCCGAGCCCACGAGACGCTACGCTATCTCG